CAACTGCTTGCGGAACTCTCTCGAGAGAACTCGTCGAGGGCACGGAGGACTGGCCGAGTGGCAGGTGGCTAGAGGCGGTAGCCAATTGTGCGAACTCCGTCTGCTGACTAACCCGTAGGTTAGCTTCCTGGTAGCGAGGCTCGACAGGGGACTGCAGCGAAATGCGGGGAGTTGCACACCTCTTCCGGGCAGGTATGACATACCGGGGTGGTCGAGGGATAGGGGGCTCATCCGAGGATTGGGCTTCACATGCGATGAGCGGTGCACGTGGGCCAGTAGAGTCGTAGGACATGGCGAGACCATGATGATAGGCCTCATGGAGTTCGGAAAAGGATGGAAGATCCGAACATGGAAGTCCCACGGAATTGAGAGCAGCGCGAATCTCCGCGCGATGTGTTTCGAAAGGCTTGCGGCCATAGAACCACATGAAGCGAAGAGAGGAGCGACAGTTCTCATGGAGTTGAGCGGTGGATTCATCAGTGCGGCGCATCCAGTTGAGTAGGGAGTCCTTGACGGTAGAGAGGTCCATGGTCGGATACCAAGCATTTCCTTCCTTCCTGAATCCACGTTTGAGAAACGTGAGTTCAGACAGAGGGCGCAGGTCGGAAAGGTCTCCGGTCTTCGCGGCATTGGTTATCGTAATGCCGCGAGGACCGAGAACATCGGCCATGGCCTTCAGATTGAAGTAGGGAGCAGCTTCAGGAGAAACAGCAGTGAGAGCATCATCCCCATACAGTGCTGAAGCGACATTCTCGTTGAACGCGCGGACAGTGTTGTACGGGCTAGGCACAGCGACGAACCAGACATACAGGTGGTACATCATGTTCGCCAAAGTGTTGATGACGACGGTGGCAGGGGTTCCAGATTGGTTTCCGTGGGTGGTTCCGTAGACGACGTTCCGATACACGTGGGTGGCATGACACATCTCATCGAAGAGCACAGCGCGGGCGAGCTGTTCTTCACGAGAGTCATCATACCAAGCGTTGACACAGTCACGAATGGTCGCATAGACTTGGGGGCCTATGGAACCATCGTAGCTCGAATAATCGGCGTCGAAACCTTTGTCAGAGACGTAGAGGAGGCGTTCCATGAGCTGAGTCCACTCAGGGGATTCTGGATTGATTCCGATGGCGGAGGAATTCCGACCGCGCGAGTTGTAAAGCGCGGCGACGAAAGCGAGACAGTAGCGACGGAAGACGATGACAAAGACCATATTGGACATGACGAACAATCGGGTCTTGCCATCGGGAATCTTGGCTAGAGGGCGCAATTCATCCTTGAGCTGATCGGACCAAGCGGATGGAGTTCGCTTACCGGTGCGGGCATTACGATCATAGAGGAGTACGGCATCACGGAGTAAAATTCCGTTAGAGTCCTGGCGAATTTGCCATACAGTTTCAGATCCG